GATGAAGCAAAAGCTCTATCATTTAAGTATTTGTACGGAGGAATCACAGATGAGGTATCGGATAATCCATTCTTTTCAAAAGTAAATGATTATATTAAATTACTCTGGCAAGATTATAAAACTAACAATTTTGTAGAATCTTATATTTATAGTAGGAAGATACATAAGAAAAATCTACAAGATATGAATCCAAATAAGTTGTTTAATTATATGATACAATTGATGGAAACAGAAAACAATATCAAGATTTTAAGTAAATTGCAACCTAAATTACAACAATACGAAAGTAAGTTGGTATTGTATAATTATGATTCATTTTTATTTGACTTTAATACCAAAGACGGATTAGAGTTTTTAGATATGGTAAAGGAAACAATTGAAAGTGGTGGGAAATATCCGGTTAAAATCAGTAGAGGAGTTAACTATCACGAAATGGATGACATAACGGAGAAATTTAAATGAGCAAATTAAAAGAATTATCAAAAATTACTACTCGTTATACCAACAAAGAAGGTATAGCAAATCCAGTAAACCAAAAATATGACTTTTCAAAACCAACCGTGGTGAGTATTTCAAAAGATGAAATGGAATTACTACACCAAGACGGAAGATTAGAAAAAGACGGAATAACAATTATAGCAGATGAATAATTGGAAAAAAATACTCAACGAGTTAAGTTATAGAGTTTCAACAGGGATTCCAGATTTAACCAATGAACAACACTTAATGAAATTATGGGACATTTTAAAAGAACATAATTGGAATATTGATGCTCGTGTAGAATTATTAAAGAATTTAGATGAGGCCAAGAAACAAAAAAGATATCCAGGAACAACTTGGACAACAGCATCAGGACACGCAGGTAAAAGACCTGACGGAAAATCTCAATACGGAATGAAATCAAAAGATGTGGCACAAGCTTATGTAGCAGGTAAAGATGTTGATAAAGATACAGAACCTTCAGACTTATCAACAACAGATATCGAAACTGACGATTTCGAAAGACCAGAACTTACTGAAGAGCAAAAAGTAGAAGCCAGACAAACACAATCAAAAGAGTGTAATATGTGGTTGAACTTTGATAAAAAAGAAGGCGCAAAAGCATTCAAAGACGATACTGAAGATATGAGTGAAGAAGAAAAGGGAGCAGCAGGCTCGGCTCAATCTAAGTGTGGTGAGGCAGTTACGGTTCAAGGAGCTACAAGAGTAAAAGAATTAATATCTGAAGGTAAATCCTTTGAAGAATCCATACAAATTGTTGAAAAAGAAATGATGTCTATGATAAAGAAAGACGGATTGTTAACAAAAGCTTGGGTAAAAGCTGGTCTATCTATTGTTAAGAAACTTCACGAAGAAGTTGGTATTGACAATATTGAAGAAATAGGTTGGGATACTGGTGAAGGTAGAAGTTTAGTAGGAACTGATGACAAACACGGAACATCATCAGATATGTTTATTAAGACAAAGGACGGAAAAGTAATAGGTGAATCATTGAAAAAAGACTTTAAAGTATTTTTACTTAATGGTGGATATGCGGCTAAAATAAAAGATTTAGAAGATAAACTTGGTGTAAAACTTCCAGAAGATGTGCAAATAGCAGAATACAAAAAAAGACGAAACGAGGAATCTAAAAAAATTAAAAATAGAATTAATACTGAATTAGATGTAACTGGAGTTGTAAGTTCTATTAGTGATGACCCAAATATATTTATAAGTAAAATGTGTGGTAGTAATAGTGACGCTATTAGAAAAAGATTGACATCTATGTTCGGTGATGATGTAAAGGATATAAATTTTGGAGACTTTGATAAAGTTAGAGAGTTTCTAAAGAACTTATCACCAGAGCAGAAAAAACAAGCAGAAGATTATATAAAAAATCTTGATGGTTCTGAGAAAACTGGTGATTTATCTTGGATTGGTGTTTTAGGTAGACACCCATTAGCAAAAGAAATGGACCCACCATTGACAGATAACATTAGAACATTATCTAATGAATTAGTTAATAATTTGTATGATTTTGTTAAACCCGGAGCAAAGGGTAATAAACAATTCAAACAAATGGTAGCAAAAGATATGCACTTTAAAGACTTATTATTTGGAACACCACCAAGATTAGATGAATTTAATATTTCACACGGAGAAGACCCAGCGGTAAGAATTAAAAAAGAGCAAGTTCAACAACTTTTCGGTATATCTGATGAAGAAATAGAAGCAGCCAAAAACGACCCTGAAAAACAAAAATCCATAATGAAAAAAATAGAAGACAATCTTGTAATTACTAAACAAAGAGGAGTTCCGATTATCTCAGTAAAAACAGAAGACGGAGATATTCCATTATATGAAATGGGAACAAGAGCAAGAGGACTTAACGCTTCACCAACATTAGAAATATCACAGCACCCACTTGGAACATTTACTTTAAAAAATGGAACACCAGATTATAAGAAATGGCCTAAAGAAGATAGAAGAGGTTATGGTAAAACTGAAGTTAGAGCGTTAAACAATATGTTTAAAGATGAGGACTTTGATTATGAAAGTAATAAAGCTGAAATAGAAGAAAGAGTAAAAACTTTGGAAAAGGTGGACCCAGATAATCCAAGTCTCAAAAAATTAAAAGAAACAATAGCAGGACTTGGTAAATAATGAAAACTCAATTACTATGCACCTTTACTTCTAAACCAAGATTAAACGATACCTTGGATATCATCATAACTTGTAATGATGTATTGTATGAAAAAGTATATGTGTTTCAAAATGAAAAAGACTTAGGACAATTAATCTGCACATACAACATAGAATACAAATACGACTACGAAGAAAGCATTATCGATACTATATCTTTACATAGAAAAAAACAATCCAATACATTGTATACAATCAATGCACTAAACGAAGTCATCAGAGAAAAGAACAACGGAGTTCTTGACAAATCATATATGGTGGATTGGAATGAGTTTTCCAATACACTATTACTCACAAACGAAATGGGATTACAGAAAATCCCTACCAAAATCTACCAAATCGTAGATACAACTTCTTGGAAAAAATAAAAAAAACACTTGACATTGTCAAAAAATGTTTGTATATTAGTATATAAGTTTTTTGATAATTGATGTAGGAAAAAAAAGTTGAGAAAAAGCTTGACTTTTTCATTTTTTGTTCTTATATTATTATGTAAGTTTTTTGAAAATTGGTAGTAAATTCATCACGGAAATCTTATCGTGTCCGGTGAGGGCGATGTTAACGGCGGTAAGACAGGTGGTTAGGTAAACAAAACAAACAGAATCACTTTGGAAACATTGTGTGGTTTGTTCCGATATGCCAGTTGGATAGACATCAAATCAGATACTTGTTTTAGAAATATTACTTGGGGTTTGTTGCCGACTGGGTGTCAAGGGGTGGTGAGAAAAGATGCTTTGGAAGCTGCGAAAGTAAGGCCTTAGATGTTTACTACCGAAAATTTTAGTTTTTTATTTTTTAATTTAATGAAAGGAGTTTCGACTATGATACTAAAAGTAGTTGGACAAGTAAAAGGACATAAGAATAAGATGACAATGACTCTTGATGTGGAAGCACTTAGGAGTTCTTTACTTAAAAACAAAACATTGACATCTAAGAAAATCAAAACAATGGCTAATAAATCTACCAGACTTGCTAATACAAAGAAGTGGGGAGATTTTAAAGAGTTCTTTGACAAGAAAGCTGAAATAGAAAACAAAGTTTCTGAAGTTCGTTCTTGGTCTGAAAGAGAAACTTCTTAGAAAAATTTAAAAAATCTCAAAATAAATTACATTTTGAGGTTTTTGTTTAATATATATAAATATACTAAGTAGTTTTAGTATTAGTTTTTTGACAATTTGGAATTGGAAAGTAGCAACACCGACGGGTGTTTCTATGGGATTGACTGAAAAATGGGTAGACATTTGAAGCCCATAAAGTAATCCAGACAAAGTTGTGGTGACTTGATAGTTGGAAAATATTTTAACTATCTATATCGACAGATATTGTCTAATGTATTTCCGTAAAAAACATAAGATGATTCTTATGACTCTATTGTAGGTAAGGGTAAAACTGAAATCCTACTAAATGGCTGAACAATCTAAACTTGGAGAGATAAAGCATTTGTATAGAAGTTGTATTCACATCAATGAGGAATAACCACCTTGAGATGAACTATCGTAACTGATAGATACAAAGTATAGAGTATGAAAAAATCCAAGACGGAAATTGTGAGTAATCATTAATCTCGCATCCCCAACAGATTCCAAAATTTTAAAGCCCCAACGATTTTTAGTTTCCACCTTTTATACAAACTTTAAAAACAATGGGGCTTTTTTTTAAAATAAATTACATTTTTCTCAATTAGGTTTATATTTATATATGTAAAATAAAGGTTTCACTCACGTAAGTGAAAATTAACAAATGACAAATAACAAATAGGAGATACAAAATGGACTTAAATGCAATTCGCAAACGTCTCGGTCAATTACAGACCACAAACAATCGTACATCAAGTCTTTGGAAGCCACAACCCGGCAAAACCCAAATCCGTGTAGTACCTTATGAATTTAATAAAGACAATCCTTTTATTGAATTATTCTTTCACTATAATCTGAACAATCGTTCTTATTTATCACCAATCAGTTTTGGTCGTCCAGACCCAATTGAAGAGTTCGCACAAAAACTCAAAGCAAGTGGTAATAAAGAAGATTATCAATTATCTAAAAAACTTGAAGCAAAGATGAGAACCTTTGCACCAGTTGTTGTTAGAGGTGAAGAATCACAAGGTGTTAGATTTTGGGGATTCGGTAAAACGGTTTACCAAGAACTTCTTTCAATCATCGCTGACCCAGATTACGGGGACATTACAGACCCAGTAAATGGAAGAGATGTAGTTGTTGAATTTATTTCAGCAGAAGAAAGTGGTGCGAGTTTCCCTACAACAAAGATTAGAGTAAAACCTAATCAAACACCTATTTCAGATGACCCAGCAATACTTGAAAAAGTAAAGTCATCTCAAAAGGATATTCGTGACATTTACCAAGAACAATCTTATGATGACTTGACTAATGTATTGAACGAATGGTTAAACCCAGGTGATGAATCTTCATCAGAGGAATCAACACCAGCAAAAGCAAATGAAACTTCTACTATGGAAACTAAAAAAGTAAAAGATACTTCAGAAGCATTTGACGAACTATTCAATTCATAAATTAGGAGACTACTATGTCAGTAAATGATGTATTGGCTAATACATTAGCCGACTCTTTGAATAAAAAATTCAAAGACACGAACAAAGTAGCATATTTCTTAGACGGAAGCGATGTCACCCCAACCGATATTAAGGACTTTATTTCAACGGGTTCTTCAACATTGGACTTGGCTATATCAAATAGACCAGATGGTGGTATCGCAGTCGGTCGTATAACAGAAATAAACGGATTAGAATCAAGTGGTAAATCACTACTTGGTGCTCACATACTTGCAGAAACTCAAAAGAAAGACGGAGTAGCAGTTTATATAGATACTGAAACTTCAGTTAGTCAAGAGTTTATGGAAGTAATCGGTTTAGACTTAGGTAAAATGTTATACTTACATTTAGAAACCGTAGAAGAAATATTCGAAGCTATTGAAGAAATCGTAACCAAAGTTAGAGAATCAGACAAAGATAGATGTGTTACAATCTTGGTTGATTCATTAGCAGCAGCTTCTACTAAAATAGAAATGGATGCGGACTTCGATAAAGACGGATACGCTACATCAAAAGCAATCATTATATCAAAAGCAATGAGAAAAATTACTCAACTTATCGGTAGAGAAAATGTTGCATTGGTATTCACTAATCAATTAAGACAAAAACTCGGAGTAATGTTCGGAGACCCTTGGACAACAAGTGGTGGAAAAGCATTACCATTTCACGCTTCAACTCGTATTAGATTAAAAAATATGGGTCAGATAAAAGATACAGGTAAAAACGTATTGGGTATGAAATGTAGAGCACAGATTGTCAAGAATAGATTAGGACCACCTTTGAGACACGCAGACTACGATATGTATTTTGATAGAGGTATTGATAACTATGGTGGTTGGTTAAGTGTAATGAAAGAACACAAACTTGTAAAGGTGGGAGGTTCTTGGTATACACTTGTAGACCACAACGGAGAAGAAATTAAATTCCAATCAAAAGATTGGGAAGATATCATCTCAACAAATGATGAACTAAGAGAACATATATATCAGTTGATTTGTGAAAAATCTATACTGAAGTATAAAGAGAAACGAGGCATAGATGATGTTGAGTTTACAGATGAGGTAATTGGTGACTAACCAAAGACATTTATCTATCTTAGATGAAATCAAAAAATCTGGCGGCGATTTAGATATAGGCAAACCTAATGACTCGGTTATGTTGATTGACGGCATGAATTTATTCATACGAGTATTTTCAGCCATACCGACTACCAATGAGGACGGGATTCACATTGGTGGAATAGTTGGTTTTTTAAGGTCATTAGCGTTCAATATAAATATGATTAGACCTACTCGAACTATCATAGTGTTTGATGGTAAAGGTGGGTCTAACCGCCGTAGAAAGATATTCCCAGAATATAAAATGGGACGAAAGATGTCGTATCGTTTAAATCGAGCACACACTGCTCTAACTCGTGATGAGGAAAAAAAGATGATGATACGACAACTCAATCGTGTTGTGGAATACTTAGAGTGTTTACCAATATCCATTATGAATATGGAGAATTGTGAGGCAGATGATGTGATTGGTTATTTGTCCAAACATATTTACAAAGAAAACAAAACTACAATCGTCTCAACAGACAAAGATTTTTTACAATTGGTCGACGAGACCACAAGGGTGTATTCACCTACTAAGAAAAAAATGTATGATGAAGCCAAAGTATTTGACGAGTATGGAATACACCCAAAGAATTTTTTATTATTTAGAATGTTTGACGGAGATAAGTCAGATGGAATACCAGGAGTAAATGGTATAGGTATGAAAACTTTAATCAAGTTATTTCCATTTATGGCAACAGAAAACCAACACACATTAGAAGACATATACAGAAGTGCAGAAACACAGAAAGTTCCATTGTGTGAAAGAATATTACAATCAAAGGATTTATTAGATATGAACAAAACTCTAATGGATTTAGAGGACGGAATCATATCAGGACAACAAAAATTAAAAGTAAAAGAAATAGTAGAACGACCAATACAAAGATTAATCAAACATAGATTTCAAACTATGTTCTTAGAGGATAAAATGTATCAAGCATTACCTAATCTAAATAGTTGGTTGGCAACTACATTTAATCGTATGAATTATATAGCAGAAAAAACTCACAATGGGTAGAAAACTAAAATATCATACAGAAAAAGAAAGACGAGACGCTCAAAGAAAGTGGCAAATGGACCACTATCAACGCAACAAAGAAGAAATAAAACAGAAAGCTCGTGAAAAATATAGACAAAAGAAAAGAAATCAATTATATGAAAAAAAAGTTAATGATTTGTATGGGGACAATGATATTTAATATAACAGGTTATGAGTAAAAACGAATCACTAATACAATACGGAACATCTTTCCAATCAAAAATCATCGCATCATTGTTGTTAAACAATAAGTTTATCAAAACCGTATACGATATATTGGAAACAAGTTATTTTGATGCCGATAGTAATAAATTTCTAATCAAACAAATCAAAGAATATTTCGACCACTACAAAATCCCACCAACAATGGAAGCTTTAAAAGTTATCATTGATGACTTGGATAACGATACATTAAAAACATCAGTAGTGGATAGTTTAAGAAACGCTTGGAACCACAGAGAATCACCAGACTTACAATTCGTTCAAGAAAAAACTATTGAGTTTTGTCGTAATCAAGTTATTAAAGCAGCAATTATGGAATCAGTAGAATTGTTGGACACTCAACAATATGATAAAATCAAGGGTGTGATTGATACTGCGATGACCGCTG